TGAGCACGGTTGAATACGTCACCTCGCCCGAGTTTGAGGTGCTGGGGATGGGGACTTTGTTGATGGATGGGGGCAAGGCCCCATTCGGCGAATACCAAAACCAGACTCGGTTCTATCTTGGGGAAGATCGCGTAGCAGAACACTTAAAGTACCTACAGGATCGGTTTGGGCAGAACCTCGAAAAGCTCACGGTGGTTGCGCACAACGCTGTCTTTGATCTGCTAATCTTGAAGGAGAAGTATGGCATCAGTCCTCCCCACGTTATTGACACATTGGGACTTGCTCGACATTGGAACGCTCGTACCTCAAATAGCCTTGACGCCCTTACGAAACGATTTGCTCTACCCCAAAAGGGCGACACCTCGCAATTTAAAGGCGTCACCTATCGCAAGCGATTCGCCAAAACCTCAAAAGGCAGGAAGAAAGGACCGAGACTCCCGACCCCAACCCCACTTATCACCCCGGAGCAAGAACAAGCCCTAATTGCCTATGGCAATAATGACGTGATGCGAGAGTGGGAACTGTTCACGATTCTGCTGCCTCGCCTCAGTCGTCCCGATGTCGAGCTTCCCCTGATGAAGCACACTCTGGACTTGTTCCTGCAACCTACTCTCTGCGTGGACAATGAGAAGGGGGTCAACCTCATACAGCGGATGGAAGCTGAGATTGACGCGGTATTGCAACCCACGGGGTTGACTCGCGTAGAAGTGAATGGGGATTTGCGATTTGAACAAGAACTTATCAACGCTCTGCGGGCGTTCGGGGACAATCCCCAAGGGTATTACAAGCTGATGAAGAGTGGGTGGATTCTCGCTATCGCCAAAGATGATCCGCAACGGGCGAAGTTAGAGAAACACCCAAATGAGAAGGTACGTCAGTTGATGGCAGCGAGAGCAGCTACGTCGTCATGGCCCCTTCATATTAAACGGGTGCAACGAATCATGGCTCAGGCAACAGCGATGGGGGGCAAACTGGCTGTGCCCCTCAAGTACTACGGAGCGCACACGGGCCGCTGGGCGGGGATGGAAAAAATAAATTTGCAGAACCTCGGAAGCCGGGGCCACAAGCTGGTCAATGAAGTGAGGGAAATGCTTGTGGCCCCACCGGGGCACATGCTAGTGATTGCAGACGCGGCTCAGATTGAAGCTCGCGTACTCGCGTGGATCGCGGGTCAGGAGGATTTGGTAGCGAAGTTCGCTCGCAATGAAGAGATATACTGTGGGTTTGCATCTAGGGTGCTGGGGTGGACTGTGCGCAAACCCCGGAAAGACGGGGATGGGATTCCCGCTATCGAAGCTCGGATGCGATGGGCGAGAAACAGTATTGGCAAGATTGGGATACTCGGCTGCGGGTTCGGGATGGGTCAAGATCGGATTCACGAAATGGGTGAGGGGGAGTTTGACCTGGACACGGCCCTGAAAATCAGGGACACGTATCGAGCCGAACATCCCAAAATCACACAGTTTTGGAAGGATATCGAGCGGGCATTCAGTTATACGGCCCGTTACCGCAAGTCCTGCGAGATGCCCCGTGGGTTGAGGTTCCGTAGTATGCCCGATTGCGATGTAGCCATTGTGCTGCCGTGCGGTAGGGAACTCTACTACCACAAGGTTCGGCTCAAGGAGGGTGGGAATTTCGGCCCGACGATTGAGGTATGGAATGAGATGACGAAGAGTTGGGGTCATGTGTGGGGAGGACTTCTAACTGAGAACGTAGTCCAAGCGATATCGCGGGATATCCTCGCCGAAGCAATTCTGTGGCTTGAGGATCAAGGCTGTCATGCTGCCCTACACGTGCATGACGAGGTTGTGATCCCTGTACTTGATGATCTTGCCGAGCATGTGAGGAGATTGGCTGAATTTGAGATGAGTCAACGCCCGACGTGGGCACCTGATTGCCCCCTGTCGGCTGAGGGTAAGGTCTCTAAGTTCTATTGTGCTCACTGATGAACCTACCTACAAGAGATTACCACTTTTATTGCGGTATTGATCCGGGATTTCAGGGGGCTATCGGATGGATGAACGCAACAGGGAGTAGCGTGCATGTCGAAGATATGCCCACAACTGAGGATACGGGGAAAACTGAGTTACGTTTGTCCGCTCTCTGGGGACAGTTTACCCGATTGCGACTACTGCCCGATTGTGCGGTCGGAATTGAATGGCCCAATACACGCCCTGGCGACGGTGCTGAAAGGTGTCAACGATTTGGTATACAGATGGGCACCCTCCAAGCCTTCGCCTTCGCTAAGGGACTTGAGTATTTCTTGGTGGCTCCAAATCTCTGGAAGAATCGACTAGGTTTAGACGGCAAGACCATAGCCGGGGCCAATGAAAGGGCTGCTGAGGAATTTGAACGCCTCTACCCTGAGCACAAAGCTCTGATCCATGGCCCCCGAGGGGGAATTCTTGATGGCAGAATGGATGCACTGTTAATCTGCCACTTTCTACGAATGTGTACGGGCAGTGAGACAGACAGGAAGTTCGGTAAACAGTCTCCCGAAGCCTTCGCGTATTGTGCGAGTGGGGGTGGTAGGAGTCACGGAAAGCGACCAATGAAGTCTTTGCGAGGTTATAGGAATGCCCCAAGTTAATCCCCGATGCTTTCACATTTCCGCGAGTGCTATATCCGCTTTGAAAGCGTGCCCCCAGCGTTTCAGACTCGCCTACCGCGAGGGTTTGCGGCCCACCGCAGACACCGACAGTCAACGTATGGGGACAAATTGGCATTCGATGCACGAGGTCTATGCTGGTGTTGTGGCAGAGGGGCTTGAGAATGAGGGACAGCCGCCCCTAGAGGATATTAGAGAAGCGGCCTCTAGGGCTGTTGTCGATTATCTGAATCAGCGATACGAGCAAATGCCCGCGAGTAAGATAGCTAAAGAGTGGGCATTGGAGCGAGAAATTCTCCTCACCAGTTTCGTCGGGTATTTATGGTACTGGGAGAATGACCCCGTAGAAGTGTTGGCTTCTGAGATGCCCTTTGATCTGCCCCTTCATGCCCCAAAAGTGGGACTTCCTTTACCCTTAGCCGAGGTTGTGCGGGTCGGGAAGTTTGACCACATCGTTAGATGGCAGGGGATGGTGGGGTGTATGGAACGCAAGAGCACAAGTCGATCTATCGCTTCTGATTCTGACTATTGGGATAGGGCAAAGAAGGATACACAGGTTTCAATGTATGCCCTGGCTTTCCGCGATCTCATCGAATTCGAGGGCAATGATATTTTGAGCGCTGCGGGGGTAGAGTTCTCCATGGATGATCGCCCTGGCAATACCCTCTACGACGTTTGGCACAAGCCGACGATCAAGCCCGCAATGCTGACTCAAAAGGAGACCGCTGAGTTCATTCAAACCGGAGAGTATTGCGGACAGAAGTTTAAGGTTGACCACTGGTCCCCGGTTGAGGGATCAATTGAGAATACCGATCACGTAATTCACGTCAACGGAGAAGCCGCCGATGTTGAACCCGGCAAAAAGGGCTTCGCAATCAGGGAAACGGTAGAGATGTTCGGTGCTCGCCTCCTTGCTGATATCCACACACGGCCCGAGTTCTACTACGCCCGCAAGGAGATCGTGCGTACAGATCAGGAGATTCGTAAGTTCAAGTCTGAGTTGTTCAACATCTATGAGATGCAACGGCTGTTTGATAAGACGGGGCACTGGTATGAAAATGAATCGCAATGCAGGGCTACTTTCCCTTGTTCGTATATCCCGATTTGCTTTGGGTGTGGTGCTGACGCCGTGTGTGACGGGTGTACTACCCCTCCCGGCTTTCGGCGTCTTTTTGTTGATCCCAAAAGGGATAGTAGTGTAGTGGAGGACGACTGATGTTTGGTGTCGAGTATTACACCAGCTCTGTGCATACCCTTGTGGTTCGCATCGGATCGGTGTGGTTGCAAATAAGTATCGGTCATTAATAGGAGAATTACCATGACTAGGGGTGTGTTTTTCCGCTGGATAGGCCCCGATTTTATGGCGGGGCTGGCCCTAACGTTCAAGTATGGCGGGGTGATTGTCGGATTCGGATTTATCACCCTCGAAATTATTTGGAGGTCGAAACTTGACTAAACCCCCTTCAATGACAACAAAACCCAGACCGATGCTCGGCATGGGGGGCAAGCCCTCTGCTATCCCCGCTCGAGTGGCCAAGGTGTTTAGCATCATGCCCTGGACGGGCGCAAATGAGGGCGAGAAGATCGTGATGTACGGCAAGAGCGGCATTGGCAAAACAACCGAAGCTGCTATGGCCCCCGGTGCTGTCTTCATCGGCCTTGATGATGGCGGACGGAAGATCAGGCACCCAAAGACGGGTGAACCGGTGTTGAGTATCCCCGGAATTGAGGGCTTCCAAGATGTGCGGGATGCCCTGCATCAGAAGAATCTATGGCCCGAGGGCTGTACCGTTGTCATCGACACGGTGACGAAGCTAGATGAGCAGATGGAACCGTACATCTATGAGCACTACAAGACCGCACAGGGAGGTACGGTTACGAGCATGAGAAAGTATGGTTGGGACGGCCCCGCCCATCAGCTTGAGTGCTATCGGTTGCTCCTCTCTGACCTTGACGCTCTAGTGCGGACGGGTCGCAACGTGATTCTGTTAGCCCAGCTTGCTCA